GGTTTTTGAGCCCAAACAATTGGATTATCCATCATTTCTTCAATAGGAATAACGTTGTCTTTCACGGCTTTTTTAGGATTAAATCCAGGATTACCGCTGGCATGTTTCTTAAAATATTTTTTAGACTTAGGATACTTGGCAATCATTTTTTCCATAAAGTCTTTGCCGACTTCAGTACCACCAGTAGCAAGCCACTCTGGATCCATCGATGCCATGCCAAAGTACCTAGTAAAATGCAGATCTGCCGCGATGTTTTTCTCGCTGCCTTTTAGCGACGCGGTAAAGCCTTTAGGTTTTGGATTTTCTGTAAAACT